TTAAATCGAGTTTCCCAGTCACGATCTGTCAGTAATGTCTCAGGCCGCCGCAAGTAAGTTGCAGCAAGAGTCTAGCAGTGGTCTTGGAGGTGCGCTCGGGACGCTTGCAGGCGCTGGGCTGGGCTTTTTGGTTGGAGGGCCTACAGGTGCCACCATTGGCGCATCTGCTGGTGGAAAACTCGGAAGCTCGATTTAAATAAACAACACAGTGGGTATGCCAAATGGCTACAGAAAAAAAGTTTCCTAAAAACATGAAGGGGCAGATTCTTAACTCCGAGAACGACAAAAGGCAGTTTAAGAGATCTTGGGACCTTTCAATACTGTTTTTGCAGGGGCAGCAATGGCTCACATACGACACCACCCTCGGCAGGTATGAGCTTTCCAGGCCAAGGGTAGGCGCAAACGTACACGCCACTGTTAACCTGCTCCTTAACATGTACAGGAACATCCTCTCCAGGCTTACGATAAACTACCCGTCAATCGCTGTAGTTCCAGCAACACCAGCACCTGACGATGTTACAAAGGCAAAAGCAACAGAGCTTTTCCTAGAATACCACTGGAACGCTGACGAGCTTAAGAACACACTGTCGCTTGCTTTCAGTTACTTGCTGTCAATGGGAACGTGCGCCCTTCACACATACTATGACCCGGCAAAGAAGAGAGTAACAACAGATGCGCACAGCGCATACGATGTGTTCTTTGAGGCAGGCGTGTCAATGCCTAGCGAGTCGCAGTGGACAGCAATTAGGACGTATCACACCAAGGATGAGCTTAAGAAGGCTTACCCAGACCATGCCGAGCAAATAGAAACAGCAGCCACAACAAGGCTTGACGAAAAGCCAACCGGTCAAACCATTCCCGCAGACAGGGTTGAGCTATATGAAATTTACTGGAAGGATGGAAAGCACGCCATTCTCATGGGGGACACATACTTATACAAGGAAGACGATGCCCTTGTAGACCCGTTCCCGATTCAAATCATAAGGTATTCCGTTATCCCTACCAGGCTGTGGGGCATTGGGCTTATAGAGCCACTTGTTGACCTCCAGTGGTACTACAACAAAGCTCGGAGCCAGGTCATCCAGAACGCAGAGCTTATGGCCAACCCGAAAGTCCTAATACCCAAGACAGCCGGTGTCCCAACAAATGCGTTTACAGACAGGCCCGGAGAAAAGATTTACTACAACGCGGCTGGAGGACGACCTGAGATGCTTACGCCCTCTCCGTTGCCTGGATACGTCATGGACAATATGTCCAGAATACAGGCAGAGATGGGAGACGTTGCAGGTATTCACTCTGTAACGCTTGGTAGACGCGCAGTAAACGTTAGCTCTGGTGCAGCCATCGCAGAGCTTTCTGCAAAAGACCTTAGCCAGCTTGAAATCACTCAATCGTTTATTGAAAACGCTGCAAAAAATGTAGCCAAGACAGTGTGCCTTCTCGCCAAGGCCCACTACTCAGAAGGCAAATACGTTAAGATGATGGATGACTACGGCTCTGTTGTTCATCAAGAAATCAAAAACGAAGACATTGTTGATAATCCTGAGATATTTATTCAGGCAGGGTCGCTTTTCCGCAAAGAGGCCCACGACAGGGATGCCAAAGTCCTTGAGCTTTTCAACCTTGGCTTGATTGATAAAGAGCAAGCCATGTACGAGCTTTCCTTTAGGACAAGCAACGCACAGGTTAGCGAGAAGGTGCAGGCGCTTGCACACGCACAAGAGATACTTGACGGCGTAAAGAAAGGCATGATGGTCGAGATATACTCGACAGATGACCTCGATGCATTCAGCAGGGTCTTTAAAGACTTCATGAGAAGCAACGAGTTCTACGGAATGCCAATCGAGCTTCAAGACTACGTAAGCGATGTGTACACATCTATCATTGCGTTTGGAAAAGGCCAGCAGGCATACCAGTCTGCAATGCAACAACGCAAAGTGTTCCCAAGGGAAATATCACCAGGCGTTGGAGCACAACAGGCGGCAACTCAAACGTCTCTCCCAGAGAGCGCAATGGCAGAGCAGCAGGTTGGCGTTGAGGCTGCAAGAAACGCATCAGAGGCACTTGCTGTTGAGGACTCAGTAAGCAGGCTTGCTGCTGGAACAGAAGCAACAATGTCTCCGTTTGGAGGGCAACTCTAATGAACGTCACAGAAGTAAAGGACCTATTTAGAGCATATTGTGATGAGCCTGACCAAACGTTCTTGTCAGACGCAAACGTGATTACATACCTCCAAAGAGGATATGACGAGTTTAGAAGAAGGGTGACTGCACTAAACCCATACTCGTTTGCCATTGATGTGGACATCACAATTAGTGGAACTTTTTATGACCTTGCAGACCCCGCAAACCCGGTAGTTGTTCTTGGTGCAAGCGTGCCTGCCGGGCAAAGGCGAATGGTTGACCTTGTGTCCATAAGGTCTAAAAATCCGTCAGACCCCTACCTTGGGTGCCAATTCAAAGGCGCTGCAAGTGTTAAGGCTTTGCTTGGAAGCTACCAGTCCTACACGCTGCAAGGAACTAAGCTAATCTTCTCAGAAGACGCGACCGGAGACATTGTTCTAACCTACGTTCCAGAGTCTGATGTAAACTGGACCACAGGCACGTTTATCGATGACATGACACAGTTTCATGACATGATTGCCCTGTTCGCTGTACAGCAGTATCAAATACGAGATGCAGCCGTAAACCAGCCGCTCATGATACAGCTTCAGCAAAGAATTAAAGACCTGGATGGCTACATTGTGGATAGAAATGTAGATGCGTCACATTATGTACAGCGCACCATGAATAGCTACGAGGACATCTAATGGCTGTAGATTCAAACGAAGTAGAGATATTAGAGACTGGCACCGACAACAGGACGCCAGCAAACTCTAGCTTTGTTTTGAACATGATGTGGAGGCGTGGGGCCTGGGAGGTTAGAGACGGCTTTGGGCAAATGGCCCAGCGGACCACAACGTTTGGCATGCCGTTTCAAACAAAGGCAACGGACGAGTGGGGAATCATTGGTCATATGGGCTCCACAATAATGCAGACCAACTTTGGGCACTTACAGATAATATCTGTATTCAAAGTAAGGGTTAACACATCAAACGTTGCTAGCAGCGCAGCAACACCTACGGGCTTTAACAACTCGTCAGAGATTGGGATTGTTGTACATATTGACGATGTAACTGACGGAACCCATTGGGAAGAAGCCCTGTATCAACATAGCTCTATAAATGAAAGACCAGATGCGACAACACAAATTGTTGGTCAGTCTCGCGGCCAACTTATGGCTCAATGGCGAGGAAACTATGAGACTGGCAGGGAGAAAAACAGGCAGGCATGGGTGAAGGGGGATACAAGCAAGCCTGTTTTCTTCAATGAGTTTAGGGATGCCTTAATATTCGGAAGCGAAGAAATAGGAACGTGGATTTATTACCCAACACATTACCGGCACTCAAAGACAAAGCGGAGCGTGCAGGCAGACACCCATGCAAAGCTAGACGCAATAGGCAAGTATGCTGAGTCAAGCCGCGTAAGCCAGCTTGCTTTTACTCCGGGCATTGCAGAGGGCTACCCATACTTTACAACATCTACACTTCCTAACTTTGCTGATGCAGTGTCTGTTGGCTCTTCCGTTGTGTACGGAAGCGAAAGGACCCTGTACTTTTCAGACCCAGAGCTTCCGGCGTCTATCATTGCAGAAAACTTTGTGTCAGTTCCCTGCGAGGGTAAAATCACAGCGCTTTCGGAGCTTCTTGGCAACGTCTATGTCTTTACAGAAAGCGAGACGCTTGTTTACAGAATTCCATCTGGAACAGCGATTCTGTCTGGTGGGCAGTTTACAAAAATATCAGACAATGTTGGGTGTGTTGGCCCATCAGCAAACGTGAAGGCAGAGGGTCGTATATTCTGGACAGCATCCAACGGCATATACAGTACGACTGGAAACTTCCTGGTAGAAAAGACAGGGGCACCTGTTGAGCGGTTCTTTACGGACTACATGACAAACCCGCTTACAGGCTACTACCCTAAAAGCGGCATGATGAACGAGCCGTTTACGCAGCCACAAACAACGCTACAGGCAGACCTTTACAATGCAAACATGTCTTATTGCAGTCGGCTTGGGACAGTTATAGCTACCTTTCCTGGGAACAACGCATCCCTGGCCTTTACAAACGGTAAGTGGTCTGTCTGGACATACGAGTCCATTGCTTTTTCATCGGGGACTCCGAAGGTTCCCTACGCTGGTGTTACTCAGCAGATAACAAACCCGTGGATTGTGGCGACACCAAAGCGCGTCTTTATGGTCGGAACTCCAGACCAGCAGCTAATACTAGACCCAGCCGGAGACAACGTGCTCACAAACTCGTACTACCTTATGGAGTACGGAAGAGGAGGGGCGTTAGATAGAAGCGTTGATGACGAAGATTATCGTGATCCTGTTGGCTTCTATGAGTTTGACACGACTGTCGCTGGTCTTGCCACAGCAAACACAACACTGGTGTACGACAAGCCATACAGGCTAGATACGGGCTACAAGTTCCCAGGAGCACAGGCGACACTCACAGAGGCGGATGAGGTTTATCTTGTTCCTGTCTATGCAATTCTTCCAGACGTGTTAGCCAACACCGGGGTAACTATCTGGCAGTCGCACATTACTTTTAACAATGCTGGGTTTGAACCAATCACGGTTGCAGGTGGTGGGACCGACATTGACTTTATTCTCCCCACCGAAAGGCTTGCAAGCAAGGCTGGATACGCAAGGGGAGCGGGGGCTGTCGGTCACAGGGTTCAGCTAAATGCGGCAGGCGGAAACACCATATACATAGAGTTTGATCAAGTACCAGTCGGGTCTGCCGTCATAAACCAGACACCTAACAGAAAAACACCGCTGCTTTATCTTCCGTTCAAGAAAAGCAATACCGCAAGCAACAGGTATTTGGACATCACACCAATTAACGGCCCCCAGTCGTTTACGGATGGTGCGACCACAGTAAAGCCCATAGTGTTTACATGGCGAAAAATGTACATAGGCACGTCGAGCCAAAGGTTTGAGAACTCTGTAGTCTCACCCGTTGACTATGCATACAAAAGCCAGCATGTGGGAATGAACGACGGAAAGACGCTTATGTCTAGAGGTCTATACTCGCTGATGCTTTCTCGCGGACCGGGCCTCGATGATGACAAGGCGGTTCAGAACTTTGATGCTGGTCTGTTTAATACGCTGGTGTCCTCTGATAGAAAAGGGTGGATGAGCCAGATATTAGACTACTCTGGAACAAATGCAGACGCCATTGAGCGGGTTGCAAGCAAGACAAGCATACGCACACGAATAAAGAGCACGCACCCTTCAGGCGTGCTTGTGAACAAGGTGTTTGGCTCTGAGCTAAAGTACGGAGGGACAAACAACGCAACAGAGGGTAACTACCTCATTGACGATGAAGAAGTTTCTGTCATAGCGACTAGCGACTCGACAAAAGGCGGCTGTTTCTCGTACATGATATTTGGCCACATCCAGATACGCAGTCAGAAAGTAAAGCTACAAAGCTCGAAGGCTTCGTATAGGCAGACCGCAGGAAGAAGGAGGTATGGGCACTAATGTCTACGCTTCCGCTTCCATACACGCCACCCGGACAGCAAAGTATTGTTGAGTCG